CCGCTCGTTGTACCAAGCGCACAGGCAGATAAAGTAGGAACATATCCGGTTCCAGCAGTCGTACCAAGCTGGCGATTAGATATTCCCTGAAAGGCTCTTCGTAATGCCTCATTTACTACCGCGTCATAAACCTTCATTTGGCTCTGATTTACTTTAGCATCAGCATCGTCAAATTTTTTATAACTCATGTTATTATCCTCCGTTTGATAAGTTGTGTCGTCCTAGACTTTTAGTTCAAGGTGCGATCCGGCTAGGATGGGCAAATCGCTTGTGTTACTTCGGGTTCAACTTGTAACCCTAAGTGAATTACCAAAAAGCTTAATGATTTTAATCTGTTGCCGCCGCCTCATACACCGACATGTAGCTATCATTTAAAATTATTGTATTCTGCATGGTCTTCCAGCTTACAGAACCTCTCTGTCCAAGTGGATCGGATTTTGATGGAGTTGGGTTAATGACGATTGGCGTAATTGCAAATTTACCCTTCAGGGCAACGATACCATAAGCATCTTTACCGAAGTACATCACGGGGTAAACATCGCATCTCGTTCCGGTAGTCGTAAGTTTTCCAGTTGTTACTGTTGAACCACCGTCATCATAAGGCGTGAAGATAGTTGACTTGATATATCTCACATCCTCACAGGCACCGATTTCCGTTTCAAAAGGCGTTACATTACCATAGTCTGAAATGCTGGTAAATCCATCCATCGTCCGAATATCCGTTGTCATATCGACGTGGGTTACTCCGACAAATGCAGGGAGTACCGATTCGGTATTGAAGGCCGGGGTAGATTTTATGATGGACGTAATGTGCTGCGCTTCCTGTCGTTCCAACGCACGTACAATCCTTCGTTGATCTGCTCTTGATATGACCGCGACGACACTTGTTCTTGCCGCAACGTCGTTCGCATAGAACACGTTGGTACAAGCCTTGAGTACGTTGTATCGAAGAGTTTCGACTGTCTTTGCAGCCTGTTCACCGGATACTGAGATTGCCTCTTGAAGAACGGGGTCTTCGTGAGTATCCATGATTATATCGGTAATACCGACAAGTCCGCCGTACTGATAAAGCTGTACGGAAATATCGGTTGCCGTCATTTTCTCTGAGGCAGGGGTTACCCCTTCAGTCAGGGGCGTAGTACGAAGTCCGAGTGAATTGTATCGCCTGAACTTCATGGTCTGGGTTTTATTCCCGGGAAGTGACTTACTCTGCCCAAATTTCTCCAGGCATAGATAAGGCATCGCTCTTTTGAGTAACTGAACAACTGCGTAAGCCGCAGTTCTAGGCGTTATATCGCCGTAGGTTGTCATCGCCATGATTTAGTCCTCCTATGTATTGATCGCTTCGTCGAAGGCACCTTCAAAGTCATCTGCGGCTGCTTTCTGCAAGCCGATTGCTCCACGTTTTGTGTTTACAGATGTAATCGCTTTACGCTTCGCATCTAACTTTACATCTTTGGTGCCTACTTCGGTTATGTTATTTTCGAGTTTGAAGTCGGTCAGGAGGTCTACAATATCTTCAGCAGAACCATTGTCGTATATTTCAACCATACCCTTTTTAAGGTAATTTGGCTTTGTTTCAATCCACTCTCTTAACGCACCGCTTTCTACATGCGCTTCATAATCTGAGTGTGTTCCCTTAATGGCGCTGAAATGTTCCTCTTCTGACCTGTCTATATCCTTTTTTTCAAGATTTTTAATTGAGGTTGTTGCAGGGGTAAGCTGGGCGGTTACCTCATCACGAAATGTTTTGAGTTCCTTTTTCAGCCCTTCCATTGCACGTTCACGTTTCATGCCTTCCATTTCGGAAACTAACGCAAAGTCCTTCTCGTATTCCTCAAGTTCTTCCTTCTGCTTGGTAGTAAGGGATTCCTTAAAGTCACTAAGAGTTTCTTTAGTCTTTTCCTCTGAAATAGCGGTTCCAGCCGTTCCATATTGTTCTATCTTTCCAAGAAAATCTGTTTCTTTCTGAGTCCACTTTTCTTTATCACTCTTGTAGATTCCTTGGAGAGACTTATACTTTTGTTCATAATCTATTTCGCCAGTTGTTCCAGCATCACCCATTGTTCCAGCTTCACCAGTTGTTCCGGCATCGTCAATTATTCCCGTTGTTCCTGCATCTAACTCTTGTGTTATCCCAGCAGTACCATCTGCCGCAATATCAAAAGAGTCACCGAATACATCTTCTCCACTTGTTCCAGGCATTCTATCCCCCTATTTGGAATTTTTCCATGCAATAATATTTTTGTCAACTTCTTATTTCAGAATATACCTTTTCAATTCAAGGTAAGCCTCTATTTTCCCTTGATTTTTCACAACCATTTCTGTGACCGCAGTATCGTTATTCACACGGATTTCATCTATCAGAACATCCAAAAGTTTAATGATAGGTCTACCCGCAGGATCGTGTTTAAGTGCCGTAAATTCTGCGATTGCTTCAAACTTTTTTGGATTGCTTAACATCTTTCTTCTTTTTCTCCTTTTCTGGTTTTAAAAGTAGTTCGGTTTCCACTCTGACTTTATCTGTCTGTGCGTCAACTAATTGGGTATCTTCACCCTGAGACTTCACCACGGCATCTACGTTGTTCTCTCTTGCTTTGGAAAGTTGAGCCATAGTCTGCGCCTTCTTATATCCAACCTCTGCTTGCTGCATCTGGATAGCGAGTTGCATCTGGATTGATTCCTGATTAGCGGTTCGTATCTTATCTGCCTCTTCTTCACTTCTGAGAGTAATATTGATATCATGTGCTTTGAATTTTTCGTTAAGGAACTCTCTGCGGTCTACATAAATCCAATCTTCTTCAGTCATAGTAGTTGAAAGCTGATTGAGTGCCTGCATGCGAATCTCTTTCATTACAAGAGAAGAAACACCCCGAGCCTTACACATATAATCCCCTTTAATGTCTTGACGAGGATTGAAATCCATATTCCAGGCATACAAATCTTGAATTATTCCTTCAGTGAAAGCATCGAAGTTTTTTACAACGTCCTTTATCGCAATGGTTATAGTAGCCATCCTTCCAGAAGCGGCTTGGGCTGTTTCATTATTAACTCGCTCACCAATCATCCATGTTGGCAAACAAGTCTCTTCATCAGCAAAACCTTTGAATGTGTCTATAACCGTAAGCAGTTCATCGATATGGGAATTGAACTCCAATCCTCTAATAGCGGGATACTGTGCTTCAATACCACGTCCTTCTCTGAACCATATCTTTCTTGCATAAATAGAGTCTACGTCCGTGTCTGGTGCGAGTAGAGACATATTGACTTCTACCTGCGGTCCAGCAGTACACGCAGCATTATCTAGTAGCATTCGGGAACCGGCAGAAATAGAATCTGTGAATGTCTCATCACTCTCGCGAGACCTTCTCCGTATATCGATGTTTCATCTTTCTCATAGTAAAACACTTTATATTTATCGAGTACACCGTAATAGAGAGCTACTTTGATTGGCTTACCACCAAGCAACCAGACATTTGCCGCATATTCAAGAGATACATCGTCAACAGTAACGCCACATGCTTCCAAGTCGGAACCATCAACATAACCCCAGTATTCGAGAACTTGATACTTTTTGCCAGTCTGTCTGTTCGCTGATCGTTTATCATCATCGTTATTGGTTTGAAATCCTGCCGAAGTCTTATCCGCACCTGCCTGAACATCTATAACCTGAAGGTCTATCTCCCAATTCTCTGCGACATAATCACCTGATGGATGTTCTTCAAGATGCTTTCGTATTATACCGGGATAGAAATCATCACGTTTCATTAACTCACGAAGATCGTGTTTTGTCATGACATGACGTTCAAACGAACCATCCATAGTATCAAGATCAGTAACCGACATATCAGGGTACCAATCCCAGAGCCTTACGAACTCAAAGAACGGCACATCTTCATTGTCTGTAGCTTCTTCATAGTCACCGTTGTCTACTGGTTTCCATTTACGTTTTGTCTTGTTTCTGATTAAGACACCCTTCATTACCCCTGTGCCATAGGTAAGACCAGACCGAAGGACTTTTTTTGTTTCTTCAGAATAATCCATCTCGGTAAATTGGTCATCCATTACACTTACCATCTTTTCGCAGGTTTCTTTCGCATACTTTTTAATGGCAAGATTAATCTCATCTTCATCAGGGAAGATAGGTTCACCATTTTCATCTTCAGTTAAGAGTGAACGTGCAATCTCTACGACCGTCTCTTCAGAAATAGATGGTTCAGGTGTTGGAATCGCTTCCCAGTTTCTATCGTTCTCTGGGAAAAGCATCTCGTGAAGCCTGGAAAGGACTATGTTGATTTTTGAACGTGTGATCTTTGGATAGACTTTGGAATTACCTGCTTCGATTTTAACATCAGGATCGTAGATACCTTTCACCTGTCTTATATCTTCCAACCATTCCAATTCCTTCGCTCGACGGTACGCTTTATTTGTATCAAACTGTGCTTTAAGCCTGTATCCAAATTCAATGGCCTTTACAGGATCAGTAAATATTCTTATTATTTCATCCATGGTATCCACCTAATGGCACAGTTAGTTTTTTAATAGTACCTACAGATACTATATGAACCTTTCCATCGCTACTTTTAATCATTGGAAATTCATCGGTTCCATCCCCATATGGATGTAGAGTTACAATGTCGCCAACAATTCTCGTTCTTTCATGAATAACTGTATCGCCTATTTTAAAATCACCCATTATAACCTCCTAATACCCCGCAGTTCTATCTGCCGGTCTGTAAGTTCTATTACTTATTCGTGCACTGAAATGATCCCATCGTTTTTTACTCGCATCCTTCTCAACCAAATATAAACATAGCATCTGTGTAGCATCTGAAATATGACTTGCAAAATTCTTTACCGGAACTGATTTATAGTC